AAGTTGAACGGCGACAATGAGCGAGACTGGCAATGGCTGCGCTCTGTGTATGCTGGCTACACGTACTATTTTTGCATTGTCAACACTTCTGGAGCGGCGTGTAACTACTACTCTGGCTATTCCTCTGGGGTCGCCCCGGCCTTCTGTACCTAAGTTTATCGGTTTATCACCATTATCTTGTCTAAGGCGAAAGCCGGGACAGATAATGAGTGATAAACGTTCAAACCAAGTAGAACGAAAGGAAGGTATAAATGAGGGTTTTACTTTTGCTCCGTGGCTCTGCTGGAGTGGGTAAGTCCACTTATATTAAGGAACATGATCTGGAGCAGTATGCGCTTTCTGCCGACAATATCCGTTTGATGTGCCAATCACCCGTTTTGCAAACAGATGGATCGGTAGCAATTAGTCAGACAAATGAAAAGCTGGTATGGAATCTTATGTTCCAGATGCTTGAGGCCAGAATGCAGCGTGGCGAATTTGTGGTGATTGATGCAACCAATTCTAAGACGCAGGACATTAATAGATATAAAGATATGGCAAAGACGTATCGGTATCGTATGTACTGCGTTGATATGACAGGAGTACCCATTGATGAATGTAAGTGGCGTAACAAACTCAGACCGCCTTACAAACAGGTTCCAGATGAAGTAATCGAAAAGATGTATTCCAGATTTGAGACACAGCAAGTTCCAACTGGCGTGACTGTGATTCAGCCTGACGAACTGGATACTATCTGGTATAAACCTGCTAATTTTGATCGCTACAATCGGATTCATCATATCGGTGATATTCATGGTTGTAATACTGTCCTGCAAGAGTATCTGAAAGATGGTATGCACGATGATGAACTGTATATTTTCTGCGGCGATTATATTGATCGTGGTATCGAAAATGTTGAAGTCATTAAGTTCCTTTTCAATATCATGGATAAGCCGAATGTGATTCTGCTGGAGGGCAATCATGAACGCTGGCTTTGGTATTGGGCGCATGGTGGCACATCTCAGTCTAAAGAATTTGAGAATGTAACACGGCGGCAGCTTGAAGCTGGGGGGGTTGGATACTAAGGTTGCTCGAATGTTGTATCGTAAACTTAATCAGTGTGTGTATTATAGGTTTGGTGAAAAGACTGTGCTTGTTACTCATGGTGGTTTGAGTTTGATTCCTGATAATCTGACTAAGGTTGCATCTGAACAGATGATCCGTGGTGTTGGTCGATATGGCGACTATCTTGATGTAGCAGCTACTTTCGATCAGACAATGCCTGAAAATACATATCAAATCTTTGGTCATCGTAATACCGAAGATTCTCCCATTGCAATGTCAGATCGGTGTTTTAATCTGGAGGGAGCGATTGAACAGGGCGGTTGCCTAAGAGCCGTTGTTTTGGATGCAGATGGGTTCCATCCTGTTATGATCCAGAATACCGTATTTCGCCAGCGAGAGGAAGTTGCTCCTGTTGGATATACCGCAGAAGAAAAGAGCGTAATGGATGTTGTCGATAAGCTGCGGCAAAATCGCTACATCTATGAAAAACAGCTTGGTAACATTTCATCCTTTAACTTTACTCGTGATGCTTTTTATGATAAGAAATGGAATGAACAGACTACTAAAGCACGTGGCCTGTTTATTGATACCGCTAATGGCATAGTGGTAGCACGTTCTTATCCTAAGTTTTTCAATGTTAATGAGCGTCCTGAAACCAGATTCGGTATGCTCCAGTATAAGTTGAAGTTCCCTGTAACGGTTTACGTAAAGGAAAATGGATTTCTTGGTATGGTATCTTATAATCCTGAAACGGACGATTTCTTCATTGCAAGCAAGTCAACAACAGAGGGTGATTTTGCGGGTTGGTTGCGGGATATGTTCTTTAAGAATGTAAAAAATCCTGATAAACTGAAAGATTATCTGAAGCGCAAGAATGTAACCCTTGTGTTTGAATGCGTGGATATGGCTAATGATCCGCATATCATTAAGTATGATACTTCTCATCTGTTTTTGTTGGATGTAGTCAAGAATCAGCTTGATTTTGAAAAGTTGCCATATACTCAAGTTGTTGAACTTGGCAATGAATACGGGTTTGAAGTTAAGACAAGGGCAGTTCAGCTTCAAAATTGGCATGAGTTCCGTGATTGGTATAATGATGTACTTGCAGAGGATTATCAGTTCAACGGGCGTATCATTGAAGGCTTTGTAGTAGAAGATAGTGTTGGCTTTATGGTAAAGATTAAACTTGACTATTACAAGCTATGGAAACATATGCGTGGCGTTGCACAATCTGTTTTTAGAAGCGGTTACTATCGGCGTATGGGTTCGTTGCTCGCACCGCTCCAAAATCAGTTTTATGGGTTCTGTCAGGAAATTGCAAAGCAAGAAGATCATCCTACTAATATTATTGAACTGCGAGATATTTTTATGTCTCAATATAACCCAAGCACATAACGATATAATCAATAAGGAGTGATGAATTATAAATCCAGTGTTGTTAAGTACAGGAAATAATAATTGGTCTACTCCCCAATGGTTCTTTAATCGTCTGAATTCAATCTTTGGTTTTACCCTTGATCCATGTGCAGATGATACTAACCACAAATGCGAACAGTATTACACTGTAGAAGATAATGGCCTTACTAAAAATTGGGGGGGCAAACAGTTTTTTGTAATCCTCCGTATGGTCGTAGAACAAAGGATAATCCGGGTCAAGAAGATTGGATTGAAAAATGCTGGAGGGAATGTAAAGAGCATCATATTACAAGTGTGATGCTCATTCCTGCCAGAACAGATACAAAGTCTCAGCATACGTATATTTTCCCAAATGCTAAGTATGTTTGCTTTGTAAAAGGACGATTGAAGTTTGGGGACAAGGATGCAGCACCATTTCCAAGTGAAGTTGTTGTTTTTACAGAGCAAGATTATGATGATGAGATCAAAACTTTATCAGACTTAGGATTTTGGATTAAATTGAAAGAGTAGGTGATAAGTATAAAATATGTTGGCAGCAAATCACGAATTGCCAAGCATATTGTTCCAATTATTCAATCATATATAGATCAAACAAATGCCAGTTTCTATTTAGAACCTTTTGTTGGGGGGGGCAAACGTAATTGATAAAATCTCTTGTGACAAAAAGATTGGATATGACATAAATCATTATTTAATTGAACTGTTTAAACATAGAGATTTGATTTGTAAATTGCCCGATGAAATTACAAAAGAGGAATATGATGTAGTACGAAAATCTTTTCAAACTGGAGATGGTAAATATCCAGATTGGTATATTGGTGCAGTAGGATTTCTTGCATCTTATAACGGAAAGTTCTTTGGCGGTAGGGCTGGCATTGTTAAAACAAAAATTGGGACAATACGTAATTATTATGATGAAGCAAAGCGTAACCTTTTATCGCAACTTCCGCAGTTGAATGATGTGATATTTGGTGAGTCTGATTATAGGCAGCTTGATATGTCACAGTTTAAACATGGTGTTATTTATTGTGATATTCCTTACAAAAATACGACAGGGTATCAAGATAGCTTTAATCACGTTGAGTTTTGGCAATGGGCTGAAGAATGTTCCAAAGAAAACATAGTTTTGGTATCAGAACAAGTTGCTCCTGATGAGTGGAGGTCTGTATGGGCAAAACCAGTAAAAAGAACGCTGGACAATGCTTCACGGATCGACATTACAGAACAACTATACATATTTTCAAATAACGGTATAATCAACACAGAAAGGACGATGTTATGACTTCTACTCTTCGCATTAAGAATTTGGCAATTCTTGTTATTTGTGCTGCTATTGTAGCCTGTGTGCTGGCCTGTTGCTCACCTCATCCTGAACTTGTTCCAGTATTTTAGTATGGAGGCTGGCATGAACAAAATTTCCCAAACTTGGGGGGGCAAGCAGAACCATTTGAAAACGGTAAGCTGAGAGACAATGTTATTTTCAATGCTGATTGTATTGATGGTATGTCGCATATGCCAGCTAAATCAGTAGATTTGATTGTAACTGATCCTCCGTACCTCATTAACTATAAAAGTAATCGGCGTGTAGTCAAAGAAAAATTTGATAGAATTCAGAATGATAAAAATGCAGAGCGGATCATTCAGGATGCGTTAAGTGAATATTATCGTATTCTCAAAGATGATTCTGCGATCTATATGTTTTGTAGTTGGCATCATATTGAATTCTTTAAGACGGAATTTGAGAAGTATTTCAATCTAAAAAATATCTTGATATGGAACAAAAACAATCATGGCAGCGGCGATTTGCGTGGATCGTATGCGCCAAAGTATGAAATGGTTTTATTCGGTCATAAGGGCAGAGCATTGTTCCAAGAGAAGCGAGTAGCCGATGTTATTGATTGTGCAAAGGTTTCTTCCTCAAAGCTGGTGCATCCAACTGAAAAGCCAACAGATTTGTTGGAGTTGTTTATCAGAAACAATAGTAAACCGAATGATATTGTCTTTGACGGATTTATTGGTGGTGGTTCAACTGCATTGGCAGCATTACATACAGGGCGAAAATTTATTGGCTATGAACTGGATGAAAAATATTATCAAATTGCCTGTCAACGAATAGATCAAGAAATAGGAGTGATTCAATGAAAATGGATAAAGTAGCTTGTAGTGGAAATGACGAATTTTACACACCAGATTATGCAATTACACCACTTGTAAAATATCTACCTGCCCCCCCGAAGTAACGATTTGGTGCCCGTTTGATACCTGTGAGAGTTTATTTGTTAAAAGGTTTAAACGCCTTGGTTATAACGTGATTGCTACTCATATTTCAAATGGGGAGGATTTCTTTGAAATTGATGTTCCAAAATGCGATTACATAATCAGTAATCCACCTTATTCTTTAAAAGGAGAAGTTTTGCAGAGACTTTTTGAAATAGGAAAACCTTTTGCTATGCTCGTTGGAGTTGTTGGGATTTTTGAAAGTCAAAAACGGTTTGATATGTTCAAGCATAATGATTTTGAAATTATGTATATGAATAGACGAATTGCGTATTTTAAAGACTATTCTGAACAGAAGCCTTCTTTAAATCCTCCTTTTAGTAGTGTGTATATTTGTAAAGATATTCTTCCAAAGACCATAGTGTTTGAAGAAATTAAAAAGACATAGGAGGTCAAGATGCAACCCATTTTCTCAGAATACATACAATTTCTAAAAAGTCATGGTTGTAATACAGATTGGTTTCAGGAAAATACCTTTTGGCTTGATAATAATATTGTGAAAGCCTTTAAGCGGGGGGGGGCAAATAGTTTGTCTGTTCAGGATTACGGTTGATGATAACCTGAACTTATCCTTGAAGAAGCATAGAACAAATAAAGGATATGTAGAGTTTGAATCATGGAATGAAACCATTTGCCGCAATCAAGAACATTTGAAAGAAATTGAGTATGAGAGTATTTCATTGTTACAAGAGTATTGTATAAGTACAGAAAGAAAGATTGTTAATACGAATTCCACTGGTAAAGATAGTATGGTGGTAAGTCATTTGGTAAAGAAAGCTGGTGTGAGCTGCGAAACCTATTTTAATGTTACAACACTTGATGTAGCAGAAAGTAACCAAATGGCAAAGCGAAATGGTTTTAAACATATCTATCCTGATCCGCAGTATGAAGGTTTCTATAAGTACGTTCATAGTAGCGGTATTATTCCAACGAGATTTGCACGATTTTGTTGTACATATTTCAAAGAAAAGCCAACTGTAGATTATTTCTCCGCAGACGATAGATTGTTATTCCTATTTGGTATCCGCAATGAGGAAAGTAGCCAGAGGTCAAATTACAATGACATTACTAAAAATCCTATGTGGGGAGATCGAGATTGGATTGGAGTTCTCCCTATTCGTAAATGGACTGAGTTAGACGTTTGGCTTTATATGCTTTCTGAAAGTATTGAAGTAAACCCCAAGTATAAGTATGGATATACCAGAGTAGGTTGTGGTATTGCTTGTCCTTATTACACAAAGTACACTTGGGTGCTTGATAAATATTGGTATCCGTATCTTTATAATCGTTGGCGAGAAATTTTAAAACAAGATTTCATTGATAAAAGTAAATGGCTCATTATGAATTGTACTATAGATGAGTATATTGCTAAAGCATGGACAGGCGGGGTTTATCGAAAAGAGCCTACAATCGAAGTCATTCAAGAATATGCTCAATATTCTGGATTGGATGAGGCTGTTGCAAAAAATTACTTTAATAGATACTGCGAAAATGGTTGTTTGAATGCCAGAGGCCAGCAGCTTAAACTAAAAGATAAAAATACTCTTGCAATGAATATGAAAATGTTTGGAAGAGATATTCAGAAATTCAAATGCAAAAAATGTTTAATGAAAGAGTTCGGTTGGAGTCAAGAACAATGGGAAGAACAAGTACAAAGTTTTAAAGAACAAGGATGCAAATTGTTTTAATCGGAGGCTTGTATGCTTGGAAGGAAACAACGGCAGATTCTTGAGTTACAAAATCGTATAAATGAATTAGAAAATATTCTTTGCCCATTTAATCAACATGATTTTATAGAAACTGGTAGAATCTATGATGGTGGTGATCCTATTTATTCACATAATGAATGGACTGTATCTTGTGAATGTAAACGGTGTCATAAAAAGATTACTAAATATGAAATTTAAGGAGTGGTATAGTGAAAATTTATTACGCACATCATGTTTGGAAGTATGGAACACCTATTGAGGATTACGAAATTGAATGTATCAAAAAGCAATTTGAAAATGCCGAGATTATCAATCCTCGTACATCTTTGCCACAAGATAGTTCAGAATCAGAAATTTTACGAGTAGCTTACAATACAGTTAAGGATTGTGATGCACTGGTATTTTCAACTGTATCTGGCATGATTGGACATGGTGTATTTAATGAAATTGCTGTGGCTACAAATTCTGGCATTGATGTTTACCAGCTTGAAGGGAATGTTTGTTACAAAATGAAAAGCGTTAATTTGAAAGATATTATCTTTCAAGGCAATAATCGAGTATATGCACTTCTACATATGCCAGTTGCGTATCAGGAGAAAATGGAGTGGTAAGTAATGGGATTAAGAGTGTTATCAATCTGCGGCGGATTAGAAACTGGTCTACTTGCTTTAAAGGAATTAGGGATACCAGTTGATGAATACCATACATATGAAATTTTTGCTCCAGCAATCGAACTAAGTAAGCGTCATTTTCCAGAAGTACAACATCACGGAGATGTAGTTGGGGCTAATTTTTCGCAATTCAAAGGTTTTGATTTAGTAATGGCTGGTACGTGCTGTCAGAGTCTATCAGTAGTCCGGCAAGAAAACGACAAAGTATGTTCTGGACTAAAGGGTAAGTCTGGTATTTTCTTTGAGTATGCAAGAGCCGTTAAAGAAATTCAGCCAAAATGGTTTCTATTGGAGAATGTGGTTCCAAAGAACAAGACTGACCAGAGTATTATTACTGATAACTTGGGGGGGCAAATTCCTCAGTTGATAAATTCAAATCTCTTTTCTGCACAAGACAGGGAGAGATTGTATTGGACGAATATTAATATTGGTTCGTTGCCTAAGTCAAATATAACTGTTCTGAAAGATATAATGGTATCAGATGCACCAGAGAAAGACTATTATGATAAACCATATATTTTTCATGGTGAAGATAAAAAGGTAATCGCCACATTACAAGTTAATACACATGATATGTTGAAACGAGTTTACAATCCTCAATTCAAATGTGCGACTTTGACTTGTGTGAATGGTGGGTATCAGGAAAAGAAAGTTTGGGATCAAGGCCGTATCCGAAAAATTTCTCCTGTTGAATATGAAAGATTACAAACGCTGCCAGATGGATTTACTGAAGGATATTCTGACAATGTTCGTAGAACGCTTTGTGGTAACGGCTGGACGAAAGAGGTTATAAAGCATATTTTTAAAGGCTTATAACGATATATTCAATAACAAAGAAAGAAGGTAATGTATGGCAAAGGTTTTAGAGTTAGAAAGTGGTGTCGATCCTATTCCTGCCGAAGCAGAGCAAGACAAGATGACAGATACAGAAAAGGTAATCCAAAGTTTGATGCGTAAGTCCTATACGCTGGGTGTCCAGTCTGGTATTCGTACTATGTGTGTTACTGTGCTATCACAGTTGAACCAGACAAAGAAAATGAATCCTCAGAAGCAGTTGAATCTTTTGAAGCAGATGTGTATGAGGAATATTGAAAACCAGAATAAGGCTGCGCAAAGCACAGAGAATCCTACAACTGAAACTACTACAAATAATTAAAAAGGAGAATGAAAACAATGTTTAGTCGTGATATTTTGACCGTTAAAGAGGCTCAGTTGAACGCCCTTGTCGCAGAATCGGGGGGGGCAGTATCTTTAATTACAAGTACGATTGATCGTTTGGAGGCTATCAATAACAAGATTACTGATACACGTCAGGAGATTGCTACTTATCAGTCTGAGTTGAATCGAATTGATGGTTCAATGGAGCAGCAGTTTGGTCATAACGCAAAGATTATTGGCAAATTTAAGAGTTTTCTGGAGGACTAATGAAAGAATGTTTTGAAAATGAAATTAGCTGGATTCATTCAAAAAGTATTCAGCAGTTTGCAAGGTACTGTGTAGATAATCTTCCCGATTATTTCTTTACGGTTCCTGCTTCATCCAGCGGCAAGTATCATCCGTCCTATGCTCTTGGTGATGGTGGCCTTGTACGCCATACTAAAGCAGCGATGGCAGTTGCGCATGAATTGTTTAACCTTGAAATGTTCCAGAAGCAGTTTTCAGAGACAGAGCAGGATTTAATTCTGTTGAGTCTGATCCTGCATGATGGAAAGAAACAGGGTGGCGGCAATGGCAAGCATACTGTATTTGAACATCCTTTGTATGCTGCTGACTTTGTAAAGGAATGTAATTTTGAATGTTCTAAGCTAACTGATGAGCAAGAGCAGATTGTACGTAATGCTATTTCTTCACATATGGGTCAATGGAATACAGCACGAAATTCCAGAACTGTATTACCTAAACCCGCAGATAAGATTCAAAAGTTTGTACATATGTGTGACTATCTTGCGTCACGTAAATTCTTAGAAGTTAATTTTGATGCAATAAGTTATTAAAAAGGAGAGATGTAGATGAGTTATCAGGCAAGATTTAATTTTGTTGGCACACCTGTTATTCCCAAGCAGAAGGCAGATACTAAGCGTCCTTTCTGCAAGGAGATGACTAAGAAAGATGATAAGGGCAAGAAGCGTGAAATGCTGTCTATGACGTTCGGTGTCAAGGAAAGCGACTCTAACATGGCTTTCGTGGAGGCTTTTGACAGTAAGCAGGACGTTATTAAGACAATGAATACCGATAACGAGAAGCTGGATGTTAATTGGGATGATCGCTTTGATGAAGATATTGTTTCTCAGGTTGCCAGTTATCGAAAGTATATTGTTGATCTTGGTGAGGATCATGGTGGGCGACAGGAATTTATTACCGTCTATGACATGATTAAGCACTTGCAGGAGCATCTTCCCAATTATGAGGGGCGTGTGGTTGTTACAGGCCAGTTTACCCGTGATTGGTATGCAAAGAAGAAGATGTATTTCAGTAAGTTCCGTATCCAGAATGTCTTTGCTGCCCCGGAAGAGCGCAAGAGTCGGTTGATGATTACTGCCGATCTGTTCTATAACAAGGATAGCTTTGACGATTCTGATTTTGATGAGAATAAGAAGATTACGCTGGATTGTTATATTGAGCAGTATATCAACAAGGATGAGGGACGCAAGTATGTTCCCATTCAGGTTGTGTTCTCTGGTGCAAAGTATGACATGGAGAATGAGCGTCATAAGAAGCTGCTTAACTATAAGCTGAAGTATATCAAGGTTAAGGGCAAGGCTATGGTTCATATTCCGTGGGAAATGGTTCTGCTGCGTGGTGCTGAAGAGGCAGACTTTGATGAGTCTATGTTGACCGATGCACAGAAGGAACAGATTGAACTTGGCATTAAGACACTGGATGATTTCAAGCCCAAGGGCAATATCTATGGAGATCGTATTGACGAGTTCCGTTTGTTTGATCCGAAGCTGGAGGGTGATTTCGCTGACGGCTTGCTTGAGGCCGAGGACAAGAGCGATGAGTTTGAGGAAAGAATTTATCAGCCGCCGCAGGATGAAACACTGGACGAGGCCAAAAACAGTTCAAAGAATGGAAAGAAGTCTAATAAGGACGATGAGCCGCCGTTCGATGAGGACGAAAAGAAGGATGACGGCGTTGATGAAGATGACTTGTTTTAATTGAAAGGAGTGATGTGTAATGGCAAGAAAGTTTGGTAAGAAGCGTGAGATTTGCATTGATCCTCTGGCATATAACATTGGTCTGATTGGCGAAAGCGGTATCGGCAAGTCCACTGTTATCAAGGAAGTTTGTGAGAAGCTGGCTGGCGATGAGGGCTATATTGCTCTCGACATTGGCAAGGAAGATGGTCATGATGCTATCAATGGTATTGTGTCTGAAAAGATTCCTGATTGGTCTGCGTTTAAGGAGTTCTGTGATGATGTAATCGAAAACAAGCTGACTGATTATAAGGAACTGCGTGTTATTGTTCTTGATACATTTGATCAGTTGCTTGAGATTGCAGAGCCAGAGGTTATTCGGATGCACAATCGGGCAAATCCTGATAAGCCTAAGATTAGTTCTATTAAGGCTGCATTTGGCGGGTTCATGGCTGGTGAAGATAAGGCCATTCAGATTGTTCTTGATAAGCTGTGGGAACTGAAAAGTGTCGGCGTTTCCTTTATTGCTATTGGACATACAAAGAAGAAGGATGTAGATGATCCTATTACTGGCGAGTCTTATTCCATTCTGACTACCAATATGAGTCAACGGTATTTCAATGCGCTCAAGACTAAGCTACATTTCCTTGGAGTTGCGTACATTGATCGTGAGATTGTTAAGCAGAAAACAGGCAAGAAGAATGTGGTTACTAAGCAGGAGGAAGTTAAGGGCAAAGTCATGAGCGAGTCCCGCCGTATTTCCTTCCGTGATGATAACTATAGTGTCGATTCTAAGTCTCGTTTTGCTGACATTGTGGATCAGATTCCTCTTGATTCTGATGCTCTTATTAAGGCTTTGACGGATGCTATTCTTGCCGAGCATAGCAAGGGTGACAAGACCGTTGAACAGTCTAAGAAGGAACTGGAGGCCGCTCGTAAGGCAAAGGAGGCCGAGGTTGCTGAAAAGCTGGAGCAGGATGCAAAGAACAAGATTGACGAGGAACGCAATGCAGAACTTATGAGTGTGATCCAGAATAAGTTCTCTGATGCTGCCGCTGCCACTAAGAAAAAGGTAAAGGCAATTATGGCTGAGAATAACATTCCGAATTTCAAGAATTCTGATGATATTCCTACTGCCATTCTGGAGAGCATTGTTGAGGTTCTGAATCAGGCAGAGTAATAGGAGGTACTTATGGCGAGGCCATGCAAATGTGCTATCACAGGTGAAAAAGGAACTACTGATACATTTGTAAAGATCAATGGAAAGTATTATAAAAGCCAAGAAATTTATGATGCTGACCAAAAGAGCAAGGCCAAGCGCAAAGAACTGATTGACTATGTTTGTCGGGAGTTTTTAAGGTATGGAAATGGGCAACCATTTCCTACCTCCCTCCCCAAAAAGTTAAATGAACTATCATTTTATGATGATGATGTGATTTTAGAAACTTTCAAACGATGTGCCTCTGATATTCATTATCAGATGGAACATAAGCAGTTCTCCGCTGAATACAACAAAATAGCATATATGTTTGCGATTATCAAAAGTTCTATTGCAGATGTAAATGCAGAGTTCCAACGCAAAAAGAAACAAGAGAATATAACAAAATCAACTGAAATTGAATGTGGCGATTTATCCAGCATTGGGACAAAAACCCGTGGAAAGGATATTAGTAGCTTTCTCAGCGATGATGAGTTTTAAGGAGGGTGATTGGCATAGATTTAAAAAAGTATCCTGAAGAACTGATTAAAGGTCGAGATAGCGCAGAAGCTACATTCGTTTTCTGTTTATGGAAACAACCTGATTTGTATGACGATTTTCAGCGTGTTAATGCAAATGAAGATCAGACATTGAAAACAGATGGTGGTGTTTTCTACTTTTCGCTTGGTCGCCAGATGTTTAATCAAGGCTTTAAGTCTTTTGATAATGTTACTATTTATACTTTTCTGGAGGGCAAACCGACAGTCAAAAAGCATTTTGATGAACTTGGTGGCTATGCAACAGTAAGTGAACTTTGTTCCTTGGTAAATCCAGAAAATGTTGATGCTTATTATGACAAGGTTGCAAAGATGAATACTTTGATGACTTTGTATGATAAGGGGTTTCCTGTATTAGACAATATTGATCGGTTCTCCAAAATGACAAATCAAGAGGTGTATGATTATTTTGATTACATTTTAAATAGTGTAAGCATTAAAAACACACACGATATTGAAATTGAAACATTGGAGATTGATGAGAAATTTCTTACTGAATGTAATGACGGATCAGCGCAGGGCATTAGTTATGGTGCGCATTGTCCTATCTTAAATTACTTAACGCTTGGTACTCCGCTTGGCGATATGTATATGTTTGCTGGTCATAGTGGTGTTGGTAAGACTTCATTTGTATTTGAAAATATGATTCTTCCAATGACTGAGGATGGTACAAAATGCGCTGTAATCAGTAATGAACAACGTTCAAAGGATTTTAAGCAACTCCTACTTGTACATATACTTACTGCTGAATTAGATTATTGGGGGCTGACCCGAAAGAAGCTGAAGATGGGAAAGTTCACTAAGGAACAATGGGAAATGCTTCGCAAAGCTAAAGCAATTTCTAAAGAAAAGTATTCTAATATTCAGTTTGTTAAATTGTTTGATAATGATATGAACAAGGTTAAGCGCATTATTAAGAAGCTGGCGAAACTTGGTTATCAAGTGGTTATGTTTGATACTATGAAATCTGAAGATGAAATTGATGAATCCATGTGGCAGCAGCTTTTGATTCATAGTCGTAAACTGTTTCAGATTACCAGCCGTGAAAATATTTCATTGATCTGTACATATCAGCTTGCCTTACATACTTTAAATAAACGATATTTGGATGCCAGTTGTCTTTCTAACGCCAAGCAAATTAAGGAAGTCTTTTCTGAAATGGTTTATGCAAGGCCATTGTGGGATGATGAATTTCCGGGAGCAAAATTTGATGTAAAACCATATCAACTGAAAAAGGATGAGAGCGGTAAATATACCAACGTGCGCAAGCTAATTCCATTAGACCCGGAAAAGAAATATATTGTGGCATTTCTTGATAAGACCAGAAACGATGATGATAAAATTCAAGTTCTTTATGAATTTAATGGTCGTTTCAATCGTTGGAAGGAAATTGGATATTGTTCGGTGTTTAATGAACATAAATAAGGAGGATTAATGACATATCGTGAGTCTTTAGAAAAAGAGAAAATTACACTAAATGGAAATGACTATGTACCTCTGGAGAAGGTAAAAGAAATTCTGGATGAAATAGAGAATGAGTTGGGCGTTATTCCAAATTTGTTAAAATTATTGTATTAGAAAGAAGGATGTAAAATGAAGAATTTTAAGCCTATTTTGATTGGTATTGCCGTTGTTGTGGCTGCAATTTTGCTGTTTGTTTTTGCGTTTCAAGGGGTTCAGAATAAAGCTATTTCGCTTGAGGAACAGATTAATACGGCACAGTCAGAGATTAAGGTGCAAGAGAAGCGCAGGGCTGATTTGATTCCCAATCTGGTTGATTGTGTTAAGGCATACGATGAGCATGAGTATCAGACACTTATGGATGTGATTGGACAGCGTGGTAGTTCTTCAGATGAGAGTGTGCAAGAAATTCGGACTATGATTCAGGCCGTGGCGGAGGCATATCCTGATCTAAAGAGTAGTGACAATTATAAGGAACTGATGAACGAACTTGCCACTACAGAGAATTTGATTGCAAATTATCGTAGCAATTTTAATACATGGGTAAAGAACTATAATCAGTATGTTCGGAAGTTCCCTAATAAGCAGATTTTGAGTATGCTTGGGTATCAGCTTATGGATTATACATATCTTGATTACAATGTTTCTTCTGATGCTCCAACTAATCTTTTTGACTAAAGGTAAGCAATATGAAAATCACAAAGCGGGAAGTTATTTTTAGTATTGCGTTAATTTGCATTATGCTTGTTATTGGTATTGTTATCTCGGACAAAATCAATGATAGTTTAATGGAGCAATACCAGAAATATAATACTGCGCTTCAGATTAACGATGATCCAGAATTGTTCAAATATGGTATGCGTACAAATGTTGGTAATGCGTTTGTACATGGCGATCTGGTTGCGGTTGATCCTGTTTCCTATCCTGAAGTAGATGGGTTATATGGTTCTATGACTAAGGTTACTGAACGTTATACAATGCACACACGGACAGTAACAAAGACAAGAACTGTTAATGGTAAAACACAAACTTATACTGAAGTAGAAACATATTGGACATGGGATACTATTGATAGGGATTATCGTAATGCAACTACAATTTCATATCTTGGTGTAGAATTTCCATATGGAACTATTGAGTATTTCCCAGAGAACTATATTACGACAATTAAACTTTCATCACATTTGAGAGATAAGTATTATGGTTCAGATATTTCATATACAGGCACATTGTTTGCGAATTTAAGTGACAACACAATTTCTCAAACTTCATTTTATAATGATATGCCAATAGATAAAACAATCGAATATCTGGAATCAAAAGTTCAACTGGTTATCTTTTGGGTGTTCTGGATTATTTTGATTGGCGTTGCTACATATGGATTCTACTATTTGGACAATAAGTGGCTTGAGGGATAATTGGTTGTAGATTGAAAGGAGGGCGGTATTATAGTAAATGCACTATCGCTGTCCAATTACTTATCTAACAATTTAGATGCCTGTATCGTCCTCCTTGAATCTATGGACTATACGCAGATTACATATAGAAGTAAACAAAATGAATTGCGTTTTAGCCGTGAGGATGGGCATAATCCAACAGCAATGCGATTGAAACTTGATACCTTAAAGTTTGATGGGTTTTCTATAAATGAACATGGCAATCTGTATTCACTTGTAATGAAAACAAAAAAATTGTCATTTCCAAAAGCATTAAGATATGTCGCTGAAACACTTGGGCTTGAAAAAAGTCAATTCAGTAAAAAGATCAGGTATCCATTTGGCGGGTTTTACAAAGGCTTGATGAAAGAAATTCAAGAACCAGAGTATTCAATGGCTACATATGATGAATCTATTCTTGATGAATATACTGGCAAATATAATTTGATGTTTTTCAAGGATGGAATCAGTTTTCAAACACAAGAACACTTCAATGTCGGATTTGATTTAGAGTCGCTGCGGATTACTGTTCCTGAGTATACTTTAGATGGTAAGCTATGTGGGATCATGGGGCGATTGAATGATAGCAAATGCTCCAAAGACGAACGTTGGTTGCCGATCATTCCATGCTCCCGCAGCCTTACCCTTTATGGATACCATCACAACTATGAATCTATTCAGCAAAAGAATATTGTAGTGGTTGGTGAATCAGAAAAATTTGTTCAGCAGCTTCATTCTATGGGCAGCTATATAGGGTTGGCTACTTGCGGTTGTGATGTAAGTGATATTCAGGCAAAGCATTTAAAAGCATTGATGACTTCAAAGATTATTCTGGCCTATGATGAGGGGCTGGAAGAAGAACAGATAAGGTTACAGGCTCAAAAATTGATTCTAAATAATGCAGTATTTCAAAATCATGTTGGTTATGTATTTGATCGAGAAAATTTGATACTGCCAAAAGGAAGTAAGGCCAGCCCATCCGATTTAGGCAAGGCGGCATTTACAGAACTTATAAAAAGTCATGTTATATGGTTATAACGATTTAATCAATAATAATGAAAGGTTGTAATATATGGCAAAGCGAGAAAAAGATCCACGGCTTCAGGCATTGTTTGATGCTGGTAAAAATGTATATAGTATTTCAAAGTGCAATACAATCGAGGAATGTTTGTTTGAAGCATTTAATACATATATCCTTCACAAAAAGGGTACGAATGGTATTTATGGAATTTTGGGAACTAAGATTCACGACAAGCTGGAGGAAATTATTAATGGCAAAGCAACCGCCGCAGAGTTGCCAACCACACTTAATGAAGAACTCTTGGATTTGGATATGCTTGGCGTTGAATTTCCCAAGGACTTTAAGGGCAATGATACTATCCGTAACAACTGGATTGCTGATATGAAACATTTCTGTAGCACGTTCCAGCCTCCCAACGGCACATTTAAGACAGAGGAATTGGTTATCTATTCTCTTTCTGATGATCGTTATGTACAGGGCTACATTGACCTGATCCGTGAAAATTCTGATGGGACAATTTCAATCTACGATTGGAAAACGTCTACCGACTTTAAGGCGGCTGAATTGGTGCATCATGGACGACAGCTTGTGTTCTATGCGCTGGCAAAGGAGGCCGAAGGATTTAAAGTACGTGATGTATCTTGGATTATGCTGAAATACTGTGAAGTCAAATTTATGGGTAAGAAGCGTTCTAATTCTAAGAACAAAACCGAAATCGTTAAAGTTCTGAATCGTG